CATTGGAGGTCCCATCGCGGGCAACAGTGGCGTTCGACCCCTCGGCGTCTTCATCAACACCGCCAACGGCAACTCGTACGAGAACACGCCCGGCACCAGCTCCGGTAAGGGACCCTACGTCTCCGCCCAGGGTTGCTACGCCAACAACCTGTTCGAGACGGCCAACATCGTTGACGCCGGCGCGTTGACCTACGCAACGGGTGACCCCCTGCTCGCCAGCAGGAACGGCTACCTTACCAATGCTACAGCAGCGAACGACTCGCATGAGAGGCAGAACACTGCCGCTCTCAGTGAGCTCCTTGTTGCCGAAGCCTCTTCCACCCTCATCGGGATCCTCAAGATGCCTGCTGACGCAACCCAAGACGAAATCGTCTACGACCAGCGGGTCTGAGGAGAACATCATGAGCAACGTATCAAATGCAGTGAAGCAAAAGATCATCTCCGAGTACATCAAGACCCCACAGGGTCGTGCCAAGCTCGCAGCCTCGATGACCCAACCGCTTCGTACCCGTCGGGACTACACCTCCGTTGGCCGCAAGACCTTTTTGGTCGAGCAGCTTCCGGACGGCGCCCTTCCGATCTACGACAAAGACCCTGATGTGACGGCGTACGTCGTCGGCGAGGAAGGCCAGAACATTCTGGCTGTCACCAAGCCGCGTCGTGTGATCTTTCCGCTGTTCGAGATTGCCTCGAACCCGGAGATCCCGCTGACCCAGATCAAGGAGCGCAGGTTCGACCTCATCGAGCGTGCCCAGGATCTTGCCCGTGCGCAGATTCAGGCCGCCGAGGACGAGCGTGTGTTCGCTGTTCTGGACAGTATCGCCGCCGTTGGTTTCGACAGCATCGCAGGTGGAACGAACGCCGACATTCCAGTCGTCGCTCCGATCACCGGCGCAGTGCTGGCCGACGCCTTCTCCCTCGTGGAGCGCCACGACCTTCGGGTCGCCCGGATCTTCATGAACGCCCGCGATTACGCTGATTTGCGTAAGTTCGGTCGGGACATCCTGGACATTGAGTCTCAGGCTGCCCTTCTGAAGACGGGTCTCATGGGAACCCTCTGGGGTGCTCAAGTCATCGTCAGTCGTCTCGTGCCGGTCGGCACGGTGTACGTCTGCTGTGAGCCGGAAATGTTTGGTCGGATTCCTGTCCGTACCGAGCTGACTGTCCTCTCCGCAGACGACCCGAAGGCCCGCACCATCGGCTTCTCGGTGTTCGAGAACCTTGGCATCGGTGCCTACAACCCCCGCGGCCTCGCCCGTCTGAGCATCACCCGCTAACGGTGATGTGAAGCGGACCCGGTTATCTGGGTAGAACCGTACTGAAGCCCCCTTCCTGCCTCGGCAGGTTGGGGGCTTCTTCTATTTTGGGGGCCCCCCATCCATCCGTCGGTTTATACCCGATAGCTGTCCCCGTGTAGAGATGGGGTTCGCACTCGGAACCTGACTGGAGGACGGCCGTGGCAAAGAATGATGTGTATAACTCGAACTTCGGGGCACCTACCTTCGAGTCTCTGACCCGGGGAGTTGGCAAGGTGGGGGTCGATGCGGATTACCGCAACGACGGCCCCGACTATGATGATGCCCCGCAGATCACCTTCTACGGCAACGTAGTCCCGCCGGACATCGACCAGCCCGACACGGTGTCTCCCGCACTTGAGCTCCTCGACCCCGTCCCAGATACCTATTTAGGCCTCGGTGCGGGTGCCGGTTCCGAGCTGGTTTTCCTCGCTACCTTCAACGAGCAACTCCTGAACTTCGAGATCCTTGGCAACTGGGCCCTTTCTGGCCCCGGCTCCACGGGCATGTCCATGAGCTCCGTGGTCCTCTCCTCTGGACCTACCGCCGAGGGCAAGTGGGTCTATGGGGTCTATGCGAGTCATGGATCCCTCACTGAAGGTATCCTGACTCTGGCCATCAACCCAGGCTCCGCAAACTCAGCAACCACAATCCGGGATGCCTTCGGAAACGCTGTGGCTTCCGAGACATTCGACTGGTTCATCGACCTGACCCGCCCTCGGGTGGATGCCATGACCCCAGACCCGGATACGCAACCTCTCTTGATACTTGGCAACAACTGGGGCGACGGCTCATCTCTTGTCTGGTTCGACCTGACTTGGAATGAGTACATCCCCAACAATACGGCGGACAACACCGCCCGCTACACCATGCATCTCAAGGATGGCGGTGGGAACACCCTCGCATCCGCGGCCCCTATCACGGCGTACCCACTCTCCAGCAACATCCCCTCCTTCTCGGGCGACGGGGACATGGTCACGCGAGTGAAGTTCACCCAGCCGAGTACGTCCTTGCTGAATCAGACGGCCTCTGTCGAGCTCGTCCTCAATCAAGTCAATATGATCCTGGACCGTGCCGGTAACGACATGCTCGCCGAGGGCACCACCTATGTGTGGTCCGTGGACACGCAGGCCCCGACTTGGACCAGAGCGGATCCGACTTGCACCACCGTCACCCCTCCCATTCAACTCTCCCCCGGTGTAGTTGTCGGGCCCGAGTTCACTGAGGTGGAGTTCGATGAGTTCTTTGAGTCGGTGGACGGTCAAGGCCCCATCTACGATCCCGCCAACTGGATCATAGATGGGATGGCTGCCAACAGCCCCCAGGCCGTGAGTGTGGCCAGCGTGGTACGCACCACCAGTTTCGGTGCTTCTCCGTCCAGGTATAAAGCCAACTTCGTTTCAAGCAGTGGTATCGCGTCTAATGAGACGGGTCCCATGACCGTGACTCTGACCAATGTGGCGGACATTTCTGGGAACGCATTTGTTGGGGCCCCCCTCTCTTTCACTCACCACAGGGTGATTGATGACAATGGTTCGGACTTGGGCGCGCAGTACCCCACTGCCACCTACACCCCCTCGGGGACCGCACCCCCCGGATGGAATGGTGCTATCCAAGTGGATTTCGTGGGCGTTGTTCAGCCGATGACAGTTGCCAGAGCGGCAGCCGCATGGGATCTCGATCTTCCCGCCGGCGTTGCCTTTTCGAGGGTGGATCAAGTCACAGGGGCCCACGGGGTTACCGCACACCAGATCCATTTCACTTGGTCTGGCTTCTCCGGTGTTGGGACTGTCAAAGTCAAACCCGCAGGTCTGAATCTGGCTTGGGACGCCCAAGGACCGGAAGGCGTTCGGGCCAAAGTCGGATGTGCTGGAGCTGGTGGTCGACCCCTTTCGTATGCCGCACAGAGCTGGGTAGATCCAGCCACTTACTGGCACGAGGTCATCATTGACACCACGGGGCCCTCCATCTTGTCTTGGTCACCCTCTGCGGGGGTCACCGCTGCCGCTTCATTCGGGTCGTCAATCACTGTGACGTTCGACAAGCCCATCCAAGAGACCGTCTCTGTGTCGATTGCTCCCAATATCGCCAGTGGATCCTCCATCATTGTAGGGGCGGTTGCTTACCCTTCAGCGACTACACTTACGATCCCCTTGAGCACCTTCACTGTTGAAGCGGGGGATGCTTTCATCATCACCCTTGCGAACGTGCAGGATCTCAACGGGAGCTCACTTGAGGGATCCAACTCAGCAGCATGGACCCTCGCGGACACCGACTCTCCTTACATTATGAGTACGTTGTCGATCATGTCCACCGTGGACGCAAACGGGGATGTGGAGAGTCCCTGGGGGCACAGCGCCTCCTGGGATCTGGATTTCACCTCGATCCCAACGAATGACTATCTTGGTGTTCAAGGTGTCGTGATCGGTTGGAATGAACCCACCGTCGGCTTTCAGTCCACTGGAAGTGGGACCTTCGCGCCTAGCAACTGGGAAGTCACGATGGGCGCCAACGGCGACGCGTTCCCCAGTGACTGCATCGTTGAGATTATCGCAGCGGATAGCACACTGGGGACTCCTGACGGCCTGTGGGATCAGTCTGGGAACCCTGCGCTCCAAACTCAGGGCCACACCCTCAGCCAGGTGATGTTCCTTCATTGTGTGGATCAGGCAGGTGCTCCTCGGATCATCACGGCAGCGGTGGCCGCCGCAGGTGTCCGTATCAAGCCCCTCACTGGGATCGTCGATATTGCCGGCAACAACGTCGTTGCGGGTCATGCGCCTATCCTTCTTTCCTGCACAGCTCCCGAGGTCGCGCCTACCGCGGCGGTGCTTAGTGGGAGTTTGGATGCCGGCGGATCGGATTCGGTGGACTTGCAGTTCACAGATTCGGATAACCCACAGGTGGCTCATCACTACAAAATGTTCACGAGCACCGATGGTGGGTCATCATGGGTTTTTGGTGAGACCCACTATGCCCCCAGCTCGAGCACGGCGGGCAGCTTGGGGTGGAGTACCCCGTACTCCTTCAAGATCATTTCCTACAACTCTTCAGAGTCCCTTGCTATCGACAGCAACGTGGTCGCTGTCACCACTCCTGTTGAACCCTCGGTGTATTATTCGCCGGGTGCCCTCTCCTCTAAAGCCCAACCTCTCTCCCCTGAGAACTATGGGGGCAGTGGTTACCTTCCGGACTCCGCTTTCGATGCTTCCGGCAACCTTATTACACCCCTCACCATCTCGGATCTCGAAGGTATTAGATCTCCTAGTAACGATGCCTACGGCAGTAATGCTGTGACGCTCCGTCCCGACGGTGACGGTCGATGGATCTTTGTTCTGGGTGTAGTCCAGAGTCCCGCCGAGATTTCAGCGGGAGGCAGTCTGACAGGATCTGCGACTGGAACCGATGCGGAGCTCTACAACGGGTGGTCACTGGCCTCACATGTCGAATACACCTACTTTGACCTCGACGATGTCAACGATGTCGACGGGTTCATGATCAACTCCGGTACGGGTGCTTTACTACCCAACCGTCCAGTGCATACCGTCGCACTCACCAAGGGCGCTCAAAACGGCCTGGGGACGAGTGCGAAGCTCGGCTACCTGGTGTTCCCGAACACCGATTCGGAGGACGACTGGAACAACGTGTTTACGGATTCTGTGTCCAACTTCGGATCCGCTTCCGCAGGGAACGACAGGTTCTCGTGGCTCCCCCCACTCGCTCCTTCCACACGGTATGTCGTGGCTTTCAGGACCGTTCACATGGACGGTGCCGCTGCTGGAGCTGCGCAGTATGGCGATTGGATGATCTTCACGGGAGCGGGGAACTCCGGAGTTTCCGCTGTTGATTATGCAGGGTCGGGGTGGTCGAACCACATCGACATCATCGCCGGCAACGGAGCCTTCGACGGGGCCCTCGAAGGGGCCGACGGGAGGCTGGTAACTCTGGCACCCTATCTACCCGAACACCCTGCAGTAGATGCCCCCGTCCTCGAGATCGAGGACGCAGTGACCTTGAAGGTGTCGTGGCCTCATGCCCCAGTTACCAGCAAGATGGGTCTGGTCCCCGACAACGACACAGATTTCTTTAGGGCCGAGTTGTTCAAAGATGGGGTACTCGCTGTGGCATCCGATGTTACTTTCCATGGTCCAGGCCATGCAAGTCCTACGGGAGCTGTGGTGGAGCAGTTTTTCGGCCTCGGGGCCGCACTCTCCGAGAGTCATACATGGCAAGCTCGTGTGTCCGTCCGCAACTTTGCAGGTGTCCTTTCAGTAGCCACCTCCGCAGTACAGGCATCCGGTCTCGGTGGCATGTCCAACCAGGTGGTCACCACGGAGGTGTACACTAGCACTCCGTTTTACGTGGGCATTACAGCGCACAGCATCGGTGGCTCCCCCGTTTCTGTTGGCAGTGCGAATGGCACATCGGCAGTTCAGGACTCCGCCTTTGATGGGGTCATCCGGTTCACCTTCTACAACGATTGGGACAACAGCTCCCCGACCACGATGCCCAGCTTCCCTGCGGGCGTTGCATGGGGTGATTGCTACACCGTGAGGGTTGCCGACGATGTCCTCGGAGTAGATGGTAACTCTGGCAGCGAGACCTCTGTGACTTGGCGACCCCTGACCTCAGGAGAGATCGGATCCGTGGGGTTTGTGCAGGACGCTTGGTATCACCAGTTCGACTTTTCGGCCCTCAAGCAGCACGGTCGCTGGATTCAGATCGTCATCCACGGTGAGAATGGGGTTGTCGCCCTTCCAGAGGGCGCAGGGGCATCACCCCACATTATGCTCCCCGCCACCCTGCCCGATTCGCCGAACTGGGTGGGTGAGGCCGCCGGCGCAGGTTCACGTCACTGCGAGGAGGCCGCTGTAGGGACTGGGACCGATGCCAATACACACTACATCGGTGAACACTGGTACAACATCGTCTGGCACACCAACGGCCCCGTTGTCTTGGACCCTGGGTTCACTAGTTCGGGTTCTCCATCGGGCTATCAAGGTGCCGCCGTGTTCCGTCATGTGTGGCACGCCGAAGATGCCACTCTCCAGTCGACGATGGGAGTGAACTCCAGTGCTGCATCCCAGGGTTGGGTTATGGCT